GATCTGCGTAGAAGGCGTGAGCGCAAAGGAGACGGTTGGGAAGAATCGGTTTACTACAGATGGAGCAACAGCATCGTCCTATCTAAGATATACTGGCGAAGTGGCTGTTGGTTCTGGTTGGACACTGTCCGATTATATCCAAGTACTTCCGAACACTCAGTATAGATTCAGCCCCAACAGTGCCATCGGTAATACGGCAAAAACGTGGTTCTATACTGCGGATAAGGTCGGTATATCTTATATCGAAAGCGGGCCTAAGACATTTACAACGCCGAGTAATTGCGCTTATATGCGATTCTCGTATCGTGACACAAGCCATGATATTCAGCTTGAACTTGGCTCAGTTTCTACTGACTACGAGCCATATGTCAAGCATACCTATCCGCTCGATTCTTCGCTGACGCTCCGTGGCATTCCGAAACTCGATAGCGATAACAATCTGTACTTTGACGGCGATGAGTATGCGGCTGATGGGACGGTGACGAGGAATACGATCCTCAGAGCATATCAGAGCGGAGAAGAAAGCCTCGCTAATGCTATCACGGACGGCACAAATACTGTTGTCTATTCTGCGAACGCATCCACCGAAACCGCCGAGCCGTACACCGAGGCGCAGGTAGTTGACAAGGGCGGAACGGAAGAGTTTGTGACGAGCGGAATCGTGCCTGTTGGAACATACACGGAATACCCGGAAGATTTGGTCGGAAAACTGGACAGCATTCCGAATCCGCCGACGGCCGCCGGACGCTACGTCCTTCAGGCAACGGTGGCATCTGGAAAAGTCACCTACGCATGGGCGGCAGAATGAGAAAGGAGACGACATGAAGAAATGGGATGACATTATCAAGACGGCCCTCGATATGCTTGAACACGCCGACAAGTACGCCTACTTCTACGGAGCCAAAGGTCAGCGCCTGACGGACGCCGTGATGGAATCGCTCTGGCAGGCGGAACCTGTCTATTTTTCCCGGTACAACGCCCAGCAGAAGGCGGCGATCTTCAACTACTCGCGCGGCAAGATCGGTTTCGACTGCTCCGGCTTCGTCGGGAAGTGTGTCGGCGACATGACGTGGTCGCGCGGCATCTGGGATCATTGTTATGACAAGAAGCCGGACGTCTATCAGGGCGCCGCCGGTTCGATCGTCTACAAGACCGGCCACATCGGCCTCGACATCGGATATGGTTTCTTCGTCCACATGGGCCGCGAGATGTACTCGGTCGAGCTCGGGCGGTTCAAAGAGAATGCGGTCAAGTGGGAAGGCTGCGGCAAGCATCGCAATGTCGACTATGCCGGAGCAAACAATCGCTAATCATTGACGCTCTCCGGAGGCCCGGTCTTCCTCCGGTTAGTAAATAGTCATAGTGCACCTCCTTTGTGAAAGAGGCGGCAAGCATCCGGAGTAAAACCGGCTCTGCTTGTCGCCTCTTTTTGCGTTCTCTGCCTTTGTTTTATTGTGTTTTCTGTGTTTTTAACATATCGTCCGGCCGGATTTTTCCGGGTTTTCGGACACGGGTTCAACTCCCGTCTACTCCATGCCTGCGGCGGCAAAAGTCATTTAGCAGATCGTCCGACCGCAAGCTCGAGCGTCTCTTGCATCTGAAGGATGCTCGAATTGTTGTAATAATACGCGGAGAGTGTCGTTCGCGGTGAGGTATGGCCTAAAAGATGCTGAACCTCCGCGAGCGGCATTCCTGCGTTCAGGAGCTCCGAGCAGTAGGTCTTCCGGATCGCGTGGCAGCTCTTCTCCGGGATGCCGAGCCAATGGCAGACCTTCCGGAGCTGACGGCTGAAGCTCATGCCTCTGATCCTGCGGCCGTACCGCATGAAAAGGTATTCACCGGATGGAAGGGAGCGGATCAGCTCCTGTGCCTCCCGGATCAGGACGACGTCCCGAGCTCCGGCGTTCGCCTTCGTGCATTCCTCGACGGTGTAAACGTACCGGCCGGATTCCTTGTGACGGCGTTCCATCCGCTGGACGGTCAGGACGTCTCCGTCTACATCTTCCGGCTTCAGGGCGGAAAGCTCGCAGACCCGGAGGCCGGTCATGAACAGGAGGCGGATGCCGAGATCTAAGGGGTCTGTGGAGCCGGAAATGCGGCCCAGAATCGCTTCTACATCCTCCGGCATAAATACGTTCGCACGAATGTCCGCGCGCGTTTTTCGGCGGTTTTTGACGATCAGGCGCCCAACCGGTATGATGTAATCGCGGAAGGCGAGCCGGGTGTCGATTGTCTGGCCGGAGCGCCGGGCATGGTCGAAAATGCCATTTATCAGCGACTTCAGATTCATCCAGGAGTGCTCCCGGAGCTGTTCGGCCCGGAAGACCTGGTCGCAAAAGTCCCAGAGATCCTCCCGGGTCACGTCCGCCGGATCGCGCTGGGAGAAGTCCGAGTCAATCAGGAAGTGGCGAAAGTCGTCATCCAGCCGGTCGGCGGTTTGTATTGTGATTTTCATTCGGGCAAGCCGGAAGGCCTGCCATTCTTCAAAGGTCTTTTTTATAGTCATTCTGCCTCCTTTTCGGCGGCAGAGAACGCAGATCGTGCAAGTTGCCAGCAAGTTACCGGCAAGTTAATTTTTCTCTGCGAGGCCTTCGGCATAACCGAGGAGCTTCGCTTTTTCTTTTTCCGGGAGTGCGTGAAAGATGCTCAGAAGCCGGTCGGCATCTGTGACCCGGCGCTCCGGTTCCCATCCCATCAAATAGGCCGGTGTTGTGTTCAGCGCTTCGGCGATCCTCTCGATCATATCCGACGGGATGTTTGTGACCGTTCCGGTCTCGTATTTGTAAATGTTCTGCTTCGTAGATCCTACGCGTTCGGCGAGCTCGGTCAGACCAAGCCCTCTGCGGTTTCTCAGCTCGGAGATCCGCTCTCCCTTCGTCATTTTTGCCACCTCCTTCCGGTACGTTCTTTTTGGCTCGATTCCATCATAGCACAATATTTTTCCGAAAACAAGAAAAAAATAACTTGACAAGTTACAGTTTTTGCCTTATACTTGGCGGCGTAGCGTAAAAAGCTACAACACAAAACCGAGAAAGGAGGATGCAGAATGGTTGACACGAACAAGCTGCGCGGCGTCATGGCAGAGCGCCAGAAAACGCAGGCAGAGGTCGCAAGAGCAATCGGGATCACGCCGAGGACGTTCAGCTCGCGGATGAAGCGCGGCGTTTTTGGCTCTGATGAGATCGAGGTCATGGTCAAGTATCTCGACATCAAGGAACCGGCGGCAATTTTTTTTGCTCAGAAGTAACTTGTAAAGCTACGACAATTCAGGAGGTCGCACATGAAAGACAAAATCAAAGTAATCTACAAGCGCGTCGGCTTCGATCCGGTGGAGGTGACGGTCGACAACACGCTGGAGCAGTTCCAGTTTATGGTCGGCGGCTATATCGAAGCGGTTCCGATCGGCGTTCCGGAATGCTACGCGCCGACGGTGATCCTCTGCGATGAGGACGGCAAGGTCGACGGCCGGGCGCTGAACTTCGTCCTGCCGAGCGGATTGGATGTGATCTGCGGCGCGGCGGTGATCGTAGGCGTGGACGGTGAGGAGTTCGACGACGTCAAGTTCGGTCTCGCAGAGCTCCACGCGTTCTGGCCGCAGCTCTGGAAGGAGGCCCGGTAATGGCAAGCACAATGAAGCAGACCGAACTGGTCAAGGCGTATCTGGAAAATCACTACGGGATCACGGCGAAGCAGGCAATGGAGGAACTGGGCATCTACCGGCTCGGAGCGCGGATCTGGGACTTGAAGCAGCAAGGACTGCCGATCAAATCGGCGATGATCGACGTTCCTACCAGAAACGGCGAGACGACGAAGGTCAAGATGTATTGGCTGCCGGGCAAACCATATGACATGGAGGGGAAACGATGAAGGAAAAAACGATCTACAGAATCTGCCTTCCGATGATGGCAGCGGCGGCAATCTTCACGGTGACGGTCGCGATCCACGACAGGAGCGCGAAATCGGCGGTTTACGCCGCTCCGGTGGAGCTGGTCGATAATTTTACCGCCGAGACGGAGAAAGCACCGGAAAAGGCCGATTTTGACGCGCAGAGCGCCATGCCATGCGTGGACGGAGAGAGATTCGAGGAGTGGTATGAGACCTATACACTTGACGCCGTGGCTACTCAGCCGGTCGCCGCTGACGACAACACCGAAAATGAGACGGAAGAACCGGAGGCGGAAGTGGCGGAAGGTGCTCCGATCTATCGGATTGACGGAACGGTGATAGATCCGAAGATCCAGCAGACGCTCTGGGAACATCTGAACGCCGCTGGGATCGGCTACTGGTACACCGGAGCACTCGCCCAGATGATGCAGGAATCCGGCGGAGACCCGATGATCGTCAACCCGACGAATGGAATCGACATGGGCCTTTATCAGTACCGGGAGCCGTTCTGGGACTATTCCAGAGGCGACATCTTCGACCCGGAAGCACAGATCGCGCTTTATGTCGAGGAGACGGCGGCCCGGATCAACGCAGGCCTGACGGTCGACGAAGTGATCAGCCGGCACAACACAAGCGACTTCGTCACGGAAGTCAACTGGCAATACGTCCAGGAAGTAAAGCGGCACTTGCCGACCATGGAGGCGATCAGATGAGCCAGAAGAGGAAAAACGGCCCGAAGAATTCAAAAGAGGCCTGCTACCAGCTTCTCCGGATGTACGGAGTGCCGAAGACAATGGTGGACTCCATCCTTGCGGATCTGATCTTATACTCCGTGACCGAAGGAAAGGATCTGAAATACGATCGAATTTATTCCGGAGTTGCATTGATGCTCTGGCGAAGGTACAAGCTGTCCGGCCCAGAGATCCTCGAAGGCCTTCGGGAATTTGACCGGATCTGCGGATCTGTACTCGACAAAGACGAAAACGGCGAGGACATCGCGAACTGGACGGAACTTATGGAGGAGCTACGCGACGCAACCGGCATCGTTATCCACACCGGCGATGACAACCGGCTGATCTGTGAGTGTGAGTGGGAAGAAGAGGAAATTCAGGAGGTCGAGGAAGATGGCTGAGCCGTACAGAAGCAAGGTATACACGGACCGACCGGCTTATGCAGACTATGATTCTCCGGAAAAATTTCAGGCGATCCTCGGGATCATAATGACGCGGCTCCGGCAGCATCCGAAGGCCATCTGCTCATATTCCGGCGGAGCTGATTCCGACATCCTGATCGATCTGATCGAGACGGCCCGGAAGATCGCTCCATCGCTTCCGAAAGTCGATTATGTTTTTTTCAACACCGGTTTAGAGATGCAGGCCACAAAGGATCACGTCAAGGCAACTGCGGAAAAGTACGGAGTCCACATCGAGACGGTACGGCCGAAAGTGAACATCGTGAACGCGGTCAGAACCTACGGCGTTCCGTTCGTCTCGAAGATCATGAGCGGAGGTCTTGACGAATGGCAGAAGAAAAACGTGCCTCTGACGGTCGCCGACGAATACAACGAAGCCGAGGACAAGCAGGCGAAATTCGCGGAGCTCGTGGAACGCTATCCGAACAGTAAGACGGTTCTGACATTCCTGTGCTGTTGCTCTAAAGACGGAGAGCCGAGACCGAACATTCAGCTCGTGATCAATTCCTCGAAGTACATGCTCGACTTCATCAAAGAGCATCCGCCGGACTTCAAGATCAGCGCCAAATGCTGTGACTACTGCAAAAAGCAAGTCGCGCACAATGTCCAAAAAGGATATGAGATGATCATCACCGGCGAACGGAGAGACGAAGGCGGAATGCGATCCGTCCCCAGGAGCGGAGACCTTAACAAGACCATGTGCTTCTCGGAAACAGCTTCCGGCCAGTACCGGCTCCGGCCTCTGTACTACGTTACAGACAAGGACAAGGCATGGTACAAGGAGCGCTTCGGCATCCGGTACTCCGACGCCTACGAGGTGTACGGCCTCACTCGAACCGGTTGCTGCGGATGTCCGATCTCCTACAAGGCCGTCGATGACCTGAAGCTGATCGGGAAGTATGAACCGAACCTCGAAAGAGCCGCGTGGAATGTCTTTGGGGATTCTTACAGATACCGGCTTAAATACTACGAGTATAAAGCCCGGCGAATGGCTGAAGAAGCCAGAAACAAGGATGTAATTGAAGGACAGATGTCCTTTGAAGATTTTATGAAGATTCAGGAGGTCAAAGAATGAACGAAGAAAGATGGATTTTGGCACAGTTAAAGCGGAAGCTCGCAAAACTGGAAGCGGCCGGAGATGAACGCCGAGTGGTTATGGCGTATGCAGTCTTGACGATGATCGCGGAGATTGAGGCGGAAGCCGTTCTCGGCGAAGATGTCGAGAATGTCAAGGCCGATCCGATGGATGCCGGAGCTGGTTTTAGATATGAGGAGGTGGAATGATGGGAGTCCCTGTTCTGATTATGGGTAAGTCTGGCTCCGGCAAGACCTACTCTTTGAAAAACTGTGATCCGGAGAGATTCGGAATCATTTCCGTCGAAAAAGGACGGCTGCCATTCAAATCGAAGCTGAAGGTGGCGAAGATCCCGAAGACACTGAGGAATCCGGACGGATCAGAGGCCGCAAGCTACGCACAGATCAACCGAGCGAAATATGCCTGGCTGACGCAGGTAATTAGAGGCTCGAAGAACGTCAAGGCCATCGTGATCGACGACAGCCAGTATTTGATGGTCGGAGAGATGTTCGACCGTTCCGGAGAGAAGGGGTACGACAAATTCACGGACATCGCGAAGAATTTCCGAGACCTGATTCACTTCATCAATGACGGCACTCCGGACGATATGGTGGTCTATTTTTTGCATCACACGGAGACCGGAGCCGACGGACGCGAAAAATGCAAGACGATCGGGAAGATGCTCGAAGAGAAGCTGGTCGTCGAGGGCATGTTTGACGTCGTGATCTACTGCGCGGATCATAAATTCCAGACACAAGCCAACGAGATCAGCACGGCGAAGACGCCGGAGGGAATGTTTGAGGACTTAGAGATTCCTAATGATCTCGCAGCGGTTGACGCAGCCATTCGCGACTATTGGAACCTGAACGAGAAGGAGGCAGTCAATGATTGACTGGTACAAAGAAAAGACGGATGTAAACGCCGAAGGCACAACAGTCACCTACAAGGCCACGAACGCGCCGGTGACGATCGAGAGCCAGAAAAGGCACGTCCCTCACGCGAACCGCTCCGGAACATGGGACTATACATCCTTTCACGTTTTCTGGTTCCGCGAGAAGATCGCCATCAAGAACTCGCTGAAGGACGCGAAGGCCTTCGCGGAGAAGTACATGGAGGCGACGCAGGCATGAAAATGATCCCGACGGCGGACAACCGCCGGATTAAACACGACGCAGAGATCGCGATCGACGCACTACAGTCGATCCGCGTCGAGACCACGAACACCGAGGCCTTCCCCGGCTACATCCTCGAAAAGGTGGCCCGGGCGAAGCGGTGCCTCGAATTTATAGAAAACACAGCTACACGCTACAAGGAGGCAGAATGACACTTTACGAGTTATCAGAACAGTACCAGACGCTTCTCGCTCTGGGAGAAGATCCGGACACCGATCCGGAGGTTTTCGCCGATACGATGGAGGCCATCGAGGGCGAGATCGAAGACAAGGCCGATGGCTATGCAATCGTGATGACCGAGCTCAAGGGCAGGAGGGCAATCCTGAAGGCCGAAATTGACCGTTTAACGGCCCGAATGAAGGCATGTGACACTTCTATCGACCGGATGAACGAAAACCTGAAAAACGCCATGATTTCGACCGGGAAGACCAAGTTCAAGACCGACCGGTTCTCGTTCGGAATCCAGAAGAATCCGCCGAAGGTCGTGATCGACGATCCGAGCCGGATTCCGGAGGCGTACCTGATACCACAGGAGCCGAAGATCGACACGGCAGCCATCAAAAACGCCCTGAAGGACGCGGACGAAGCTCCGCTCTGGGAGGGCATAGGGCATTTAGAGCAGGGCGAGAGCCTGCGGATCAGATAAGAGGAGGAACACATGAACAAGCCAAACAACTACGACCAGACCAGAGCAGGCGGCGAATTTACACCGATAGAACTCGGAGGACATAGAGGCATCATCAAGGAAGTCCGCGAAGACCAGACAAAGGCCGGAAATCCGATGATCGTCGTCTCGATCGACTTCGCGGCAGAGGACAGGCAGCCGCGCTACTTCGAGGATCAGTATCGGGCCGACACACGGAATCCGAAGAAGTGGCCCTATCAGGCCGTCCAGTACATCACGACCGAGGACAAGGACGGCAATACGAGCCGGAGCTTCAAATCGTTTTGTACGGCCTATGAGGACAGCAACGGCGTGGAGATTAAATGGGGAGACGGCCCACAATGGGCCGCGCAGTTTAAGGGCCGCCGGATCGGCATCGTCTTCGGCGAGGTCGAGGAGGAATACCAGGGCGACATTAAAACCAGGCGCCGGATCAGATGGTTCTGCGACGACCACAAGACCTTAGATCAGGGCGTTCCGGACAAAAAGTTCTACAACGGCCCGAGACCGACCGCACCGGCGCCGGAGGCATCCTCGGACGGATGGATGCAAACCGATTTCAGCCAGGATGAGCTGCCTTTTCGCTGATGCGATGAACGCACCGGAGGAACCGGAAGGCCCGGTCGTCCAGATCGACACGCGCGAACACGCTCACGCGATCCGGAGGATCATCCAGGCATTCGATGACGCAGGCATCCAGCATTTCAGCTCGAAGCTCTACGTCGGTGACTACCAGCGGCTCGACAATGGGCTGCTGGTGGTCGATAGAAAGCAGAATTTACAGGAAATCGCGGGCAATCTAACACAACAGCACGAACGGTTCAGAGCAGAGCTGGAACGCGCAAAAATGGCCAAAATTCGCGTCGTGGTGCTATGCGAGCACGGCGGCCAGATCCGGAGCATCGAGGACGTGGCGGCATGGAAAAACCCGCGGCTGAAGGAATCGCCCGGAGCGATAACCGGCGACCGGATGGCCAAGATCATGACGACCATGGCGGAGCGATACGGCGTCGAGTGGCGATTCTGCGACAAGCGGCAAACCGGAAATAAGATCCTCGAGATCCTTCAGGAGGGCGTTGATGGCAAAGAGTAAGGACAAAGGATGGATAAAGCTCAGCCGAGGCCTCCTCGATAGTGCCGTCTGGACGTCTCCGGAACCGTACTCAATCCGCGACGCATGGGTCGATTTGCTTTTATCCGTGAATTTTGAGGATCGCGAAATGATTACAAGGCACGGAAATGTGGTCAAAATCCCCAGAGGCTCGATGTTTACAAGCATTCAGCACCTTGCGGAACGCTGGCATTGGTCTCCGAACAAAGTGAGGCGGCAAACAGAAAGGCTCAAAAAGATGGGTATGATCGAGATTTTCGGCACAGCAGACGGCACACTTCTAACCGTTGTAAAATATAGGGATTTTCAAGATGAGCGGCGAGCAGACGGCAGAGCAGACGGCAGAGCAGACGGCAGAGCAGACGGCACACGACTAAAGAAAGAAAGAATGGAAAAGAATGAAAGAACGCGCGCGCGCGCGCCAGTACCAATGGATGTGACAATGGAAGCGGTCGACAAGTGGATCGAGAAGATGAAGAAGGAGGGGGAAGCATGACGACGGAAGAATGCAAAAGACCATTCGCAATGCTCCACGCAAACTGGGCTTTCCTCGACTTTTCGGATGAGACGACGGCGCTGATCTGGTTTGAGGCCTTCCGTCCGTACATGGAGCCGGAAGTCCGGCAGGGCATATCGGACGCAATCGCGAACATAACCACAAGATCAGCACCGACCGTCGGCGAGATCATGGAGTACATCCGGAACGTACACGACGGCTTCCGGCGGCTCGAAAAAGAGGAGGAGGCGAAAGGCAGCGGCTCGGATTCGGTCTCTTGTCAACTCTGTAATGACTACGGCTGGCAGACGATCATTTATCCGTCCGGCTACGAGGCCGTCCGGGCCTGCTCATGTTCCGCTGCCATGAAGGCCTTCGGCGAAAAGGCCCTGAAGCGACAAACCGAGGACAAGCCTAAATGGTTTGACCGGCAGATGTTCGGCGAGAATGAGATCCCCGGCCAGTACGAGCTGGTCAGGGTCTCCCGGACACCGGTTCCGACCGGCGAGAAGTACAAGGATTCACAGGGGAACCTTCGAGAGCGGATGACGTGGGGATGGACACCGTATTTTCCGCGACAGGGCCGCGAGGAGGTCTTCCTGCAATACCAGAAACGGAGGCGAAAAGTATGAAGACCGGAGAAGCATCACGGAACCAGTCTGGCAAGGCCTACAACCTATCCGACGCGGAGAAGATCCGCCTCGGCCTGAAGAAGCCGGCAGCGCCAAAAGGCACGATCCACGTCGTGATCCCGATGCACTACGGCGCGAAGGGCGTCTGGTGGGAGAGCCGGTACATCACACCGGCGGAGTTTTTATTGTGCAAGGCAGCGCATCCGAACATGCAAGTGATCGACGGCGCCAAGGAGCCGCCGAAAGATGCCCAGGATTCGGAGCGGATGCCGACAAGAGAACAGGTCGAGGAGGCCAGAAAGGGGATGATTTTATGGCATTGATTGATCAGGACGCGACCATCCGAGCGCTCGTGCAACTTCACGAGGAGACCGGCGTCAAGACCGCGCAAGCGATCAGAGTTGTCCGTGAGATGCCGGAGGCCGATGTGGTGGAGCGTAAGAAGGGAAAATGGATAAGTCGAAAAAATGAGCCAAAACATAAGTATTGGTGGACCTGCTCTGAATGTCAAGGGCGCTTTGATTATGAATGGAAGTTCTGTCCGAATTGCGGTGCAGATATGAGAGAGGAGAGCGACAATGAAGTGGTATGAAACACTCGGGGTTTCCGTGTTGCTATGTATTATCGTGTATGTGGTTATCGCACCGTGGCTTTCGTTAATGGATATTCACAAGTCGATTGATAGGCTCACAGATGAATTGAGAGAGTGGAGAAAGGAAAGGAGAGACGATGGCAGACCTGATTGACAGGAACAGTGCGACAGACAGCATCGAGAAGCATTTGCGATCCGTGGACGAGTTGTATCCGCTGACAGAAACGGACAGGATTATGAATCATGCTTTTGAAATTGCGGCATCTTGCGTGTATAACTTGCCATCCGCACAGCCAGAGCCGAGGTGGATTCCGGTTAGCGAACCGCCAGAGTTTCCGGGAAGATTCATCTGCTATTATGAGGTTGAAGAGTTTGGAGAAGTTGGGCATTGCATAGATTTCGGCAGATATGACGAGGATGATGGGTGGTATGTGAGCGGTGTTAAATACTGGATGCCGTTGCCAGATGAGCCAGATGAGCCGTACGAAAGGAGCGAAGATGAATAAGTTGAAGCCGTGCCCGTTCTGCGGTGGTAAGGCAGAGGTTAAAAAAGCAACATTTGGAGACAACAGAGGATATGCATTTATAACCTGCAAGTCTTGTGAGGCTTCGACTAAGCATTTTAGTAAGAGCCTTGATTTTTGCGCTGTTGAAGAAGCAACCAAAGCATGGAACAGGAGAGCAGAAAGGAGTGAAGATGCAAGCAAAACCGATTGAGGTCATCATGCGGATTGACTTCGCCGCATCGAATGGCACGGAAATTGTCGCTCATGCCGAGAAGGTGCAGGAGTTAGTGAGGTGCAAGGATTGCAAGTACAGACGCTCAGACGATTTCTGCGCAGGCCGAGGTTATCCGGAACAGTTAGTCCCTGATGACGGCTATTGCGATAAGGGCAAGCGGAAAGAGGTGGAAGAATGATCGACATCATAATCTCCGGATCTCTCGGCCTTCTGGTCGGCGTGATCTTCGGGATGTTCATCGCGGCGCTTCTCGCCGCAAATGATCCGTATGATGAGGAGGACTAATGACGGCGAAGCAGTATCTATCACAAGCATCATCGATCAGGCGCCGGATGAAAGAGGCATCGGATCACGTCCAGGAGATACGCGAGACAATGGCATCCGTAAAGGCGATCAGATACGACAAGCTCCACGTTCAGACTTCTCCGGACGGAGATCCGCTGATCCGCGAGATGATCCGGCTGGAGCAAGCCTCGGAGCGGTTCGTCCGGCAGGCCGCCGACTATTATGCGATCTATAACGAGATCGAGAAGCAGATCGACGAAATGCCGGACGCACTCTTCCGGCAGGTCTTGCGGCTCAGATACCTCGAGGAGATGCCGCTCCATCAGATAGCAGCCATGCTCGCGTACTCGGACAAATACATCCTGAACATCCACGGAAAGGCCCTGCAGGACTTCGGACAGCGGTTCCTCGGCATCTGACCCCGAGAAGATGGAAAGATGTGGAACAATGTGGAGTTTTTTTGTGATACACTATAAGCTGTCAAAATCGGACCAACCAAAAAGGAGGGCCTCCTGAAGTCACAGCCTTTTAGCTTGTGGATGATTTGACAAGGGCCGACGCCATAAAGAGCGCCGGCCTTTTGTATTCCAGGAGGACGAACATGGCAACGAAACAGCGAATCGACAGGACCGGACAATTCCGGACCGAACTGGAACGGAACCGGCTCATTATTCTCCGGACGCAGAACATCTGCGGCATCTGCGGACAACCGGTCGACAAGACCAGGAAGAACCCGGACCCACTCGCGCCGACCATCGATCACATCATTCCGGTCAGCAAAGGTGGCCATCCGTCGGAGCTCGCAAACCTGCAGCTCGCGCACCGGTGGTGCAACAGGCAGAAAAGCAACAAATTGTTTCTGCAGATGAGAGAGCCGGAAGACCTCGAGAACGATCAGGTCAACAACGACGACTTGCCGCTGCATTTTGATTGGACAAAGTACACGGCAAATTGACACCCGGGGGATGGACCCGGCCCTTTCCGCTTCTGTACCTCGCCGCCGTCACTGCACGCATTTTTGCGGAGAAAAATTTGAAAAAGCCTTTATGAAAAGAAATTCGTGGAGAAAAAAGATAAAAGAGGCCTGCGTGGCGGCAGGAACCTACAAGGAATACTTCGACATGGTGATTTCAGAGCTTGCGGAGATTCTGGAGCGGCGTGACGCTGTTGCGGAAGAGTACGACGCAAATCCGCTTCCGGTGATTCGATTCACGAATACGGCCGGAGCGGAGAATGTTGTTAAGAATCCGCTGCTGATGCTGATCGACGACATGAACAAGGCGGCTTTGCAATATTGGCGTGACCTCGGCCTCACGCCGGCAGGGCTCCGGAAAATAAACGAACAGGCACTGAAAGAGCGCGAGGAGAAGAAGAACAGTCTTCTGGACAAACTCGCGGAAATGAGAAAGGCGAAAGAAGAAAATGGCAGAACTTAAAGGCGTCGACTACATGCGCCGCAAATTGGCAGAGAAGCGCCGAAGGGTGCTGCTCAGGTATAAATACTATGACATGAAAAAAGCCGTGCCGGATTTCGGCATCAGTACACCGCCGCAGCTCCGCGGCGTTTTTTCGGCTCTCGGCTGGTGCGGAAAAGCAGTCGACAGCCTCTCGGACCGGCTCGTTTTTACTGGATTCCGTGATGACAACTTCAACCTCTACGGAATCTACCAACAGAACAACCCGGACGTCCTGAGCGCGAGCGCGATTCAGGCGGCGCTGATCGGATCGTGTTCATTCTTCTATGTCTACCCGGACGACGACGGCTTCCCGAAAATGGAGACGATCGACGGAGCGAACGCGACCGGAGAGATCGACACCGTGACCGGGCTGCTCAGAGAGGGCTATGCGGTCCTCGATAGAGACAGCCGCGACAGGCCGATCCTCGAAGCGTACTACACGCCTGGCCGGATCGACTACATCCAGGCCGGAGAAGTTGTAAGGACCTACGAGAGCGGTCTTCCGTATGTTCACCTTGTGCCGATAATCTTCCGGCCGGATGCCACGCGGCCCTTCGGCCATAGCCGGATCAGCCGGTCTTGCATGGCTTTGATGGAGGGTGCGGTCCGGACGATCAAGCGGTCAGAGATTGCGGCGGAATTTTACTCATTCCCTCAGAAATGGGTGACCGGTCTCAGCGAGGACGCGGAGAAGTTCAATAAATGGCAGGCCAGCATGGCCTCGCTCCTGGCGTTCACGAAAGACGAAGCAGGAGAAAGACCGACGGTCGGACAGTTCTCCGCCGGAAGCATGACGCCGCACATCGATCAGGTCCGCATGTTCGCTTCACTATTTGCAGGCGAAAACGGTCTCACACTTGACGACCTTGGCTTTGCTTCCGGGAATCCTTCCAGCGCAGACGCGATCAGGAACCAGCACGAAGGCCTCCGCCTGACAGCCCGGAAAGCGCAGCGCACCTTCGGCGTCGGACTGCTCAATGCCGGATTTGTGGCAGCTTGCATCCGCGACAACGTCCCATACAGACGGCGCGACCTTTATCAGACCACGCCGGTCTGGGAGCCGATTTTCGAGCCGGATGCGACAACGCTTGCAGGCCTCGGAGACGCAGCGCTCAAGATCGAACAGGCAATGCCGGGATATTTAACCGAGGACCGGATGCGTGAACTTTTCGGGATGTAAGGAGGTGAGCGATGGCAGACGGAAAAGAGCTCCTCGCCTACATTCAGGAAACCTTCACGGACCTCATAAACAACAGCAAAATGCTGAAGCGGATCGGCGAAAAAGAGGACCCGACAATTTTTGATGCGAACCGTTACGCCTATGAGGTCGGCCGAAACATGACAAACGCATTCCTCGAAAACGTGACAGCGGAAGTCCTCCCGGACGGAAAGGTTAGCTACTCGATCGCGAACACGATCGTGCCGCCAATGATGCAGGAGGAGTTTGACCTGGTCACGAAAACGACGCAGAAAGTGATCACCAGACTAAATCAGGAAGCCGGCCTTGGCCTCGAGGGAATCATCCCGGGCATCAACGAGGACCGGATCGCCGGCCTCGTAAAGGGCATCTCGAACGCCGAAACGCTGGAAGACGCGTGGAAGTACATGAAGGCGCCTTTTCAGAATTTCGCCGTTCATGCGGTCGACGAAACAGTCAGAAAAAACGCGGAGTTTCAGTATAACGCCGGCCTTCAGCCGAAGATCGTCCGGAGCACGGACGGCAAATGCTGCGAATGGTGCAACAAGCTCGCCGGCGTCTATGACTACCCGGTCAGCAATCCGGAAGTGTATCAGCGGCACGAGAACTGTAACTGCCTCGTGGAGTTCCTGCCGACAAAGATGAGAGCGCAGAACGTCCACACGAAGACATGGCGCGATCTATAAAGACCCGACGCGTCGGGCTATACCTACAAGGGAGAAAACAATGGAGAGAATCGGCAATCAGGAGCCGACGACCTCGTTCATTTTGCCGTATCAGGAAACAGACGGCCAGACGGCTGTTGATTTGTACGAGTTGACCGGTCGGATCGCATTTGACTGGCAAAAAGCTCTGATCTACGACATCCTTGCAAAAGACAAGGACGGCCTCTGGGTGCATTCCCGGTTCGGCTATTCCGTACCGAGACGGAACGGCAAAGGCGAAGTGGTCGTGATGCGCGAGCTCTACGGCCTCGCAACCGGAGAAAAGATCTTGCACACCGCGCACCTTGTCAACACGGCACATTCCGGATGGGAGCGCATGAAGCAGATGCTCGACACGCTCGGCATTCCATACAACGCGATAAAAGCAAAAGGGCAGGAGGAGATCCGGCTGGAATCCGGCGGCGAGATCCATTTCCGGACCCGGACAGAGACCGGAGCACTCGGTGAAGGATTTGACCTCCTCATTATCGATGAAGCTCAGGAGTACCAGGCACGGCATCAGACGGCTCTGAAATACGTCGTTTCCGCGTCCAGGAACCCGCAGACGATCATGCTCGGAACACCTCCGACTGCGGTCAGCTCCGGCACGGTCTTTAAGGACTTTCGGCGGACGGTCCTCGCAGGCGAGGCAGAAAACGCCGGCTGGGCGGAATGGTCGGTCGAGCAAATGGCCGACATTAACGACCGGGACCTCTGGTATTTGACGAACCCGAGCCTCGGGCTGACCATCAACGAGCGCAACGTCGTGGACGAACTCGGAAAGACCGAGGACGAACGGATTGATTTTAACATTCAGCGCCTCGGCTTATGGATTAGACATAGTCAGACTTCGGCGATCAGCCGGGCCGCATGGGACGCCTGCGAAGCAGCAAGGCTTCCGCAGCTCACCGGCAAGCTCGGCGTCGGGATCAAGTACAACAGAGACGGGACGACCGTGACGCTCGCCGTGGCTGCGAAAATTGCCGGTTCTGGCGTTTTTGTCGAGATCTACGGAAGAAAACCCGTCCGAGAAGGAAACGGCTGGATTCTGGCATTTTTGAACGCTATACGCAAGGCCACAGGGAACGTGGTGATCGACGGAAAGAACGGCACGGAGCTTCTGAAAAAGGACATGACGGATGCCCGGCTGAAGATCCCGATCGTCGCCGCAACCGGAACTGTGATCGAAGCAAATCAGGGCTTCGAGACGGCGATCTATAAAAGCGAGATCCGGCACATGAGCCAGCCATCGCTTGCAAACGTGATCGGGAACGTCGAGCACCGGGCAATCGGAACTGCCGGCGGATTCGGTTACAAGGCAATTCGGGACGAAGCAGACGTGACGCTGATCGAAGCAGCGGCCCTCGCGCATTACGCGGCGGTCAACTTCAAGGAAGTCAAGCAGCGCGTCAGTTATTAACAAGCCACACAAGCGCGAAAAAGGCCCTTTCTCGGGCTTTTTTTAATATACTACGGCAACTTGACCCGGTAAGTCAGGAAAGGAGAAAGAATGGCAGAATTTAAGGCGATTACAACGCAGGAAGAGTTCGACGAAGCGATCAAGTCCAGGCTCGACCGCCAGGAGAAGACCATCGCGGCCAGATACAGTGACTATGAAACGCTCAAGACTGCCGCCGCAAAGCACGACGAGGATGCGTTCGCGTGGAACAAGAAGGCACAGGAAGACGCCGAAACGATCAAAAAGCTCACAGCGGACCTGCAGGCCGCAAAGGAGACGATCAAGACCCACGAAACGCAGGCACTCAAGGCATCCATTGCAGCGGAGGTCGGACTTCCGGCAGGCCTCACGGATCGACTGACAGGGGCAACCGCAGACGAGATCCGGAAGGACGCGCAATCACTCAAGACCATTTTTGATCAGAAAAACAGAGAAGGCCTCCCAGGATTTTCCGGCGGAGAAAAGAAACCGTCGGCAGATCCGAAGGAATCGGCCCTGAAAGACCTTCTCGCAAATATTAGGGGCGAAAAATAAAAACCGAAAGGACAAAAACATGGCAAGTGTAATCTCTAACACGATTGCCGGCGGCGCGAAGCTGTTCCCGGCAGAACTGACTACAGAACTTTTTAACCTCGTCCGCGGCAAGTCCGCGCTCGCGCGTCTTTCCGGCCAGATGCCTCTGGCTATGCGCGGAACACAGGCGTTCACTTTCAACTTCGACAAGGAAGTCGACCTCGTCGCTGAGAACGGCGCGAAGGGCAACGGCGGCGGCGTGATTGCTCCGATCACCGTCGTTCCGGTAAAGGTTGAGTACGGCATGAGGATCTCAGATGAATTCAAATATGCCGCAGAGGAAACTCAGCTCGAATATCTCCGGGCCTTCGCGGAAGGATTCGCGAACAAGGCAGCGCGCGGCCTCGACATCATGGCCTTCCACGGCGTGAATCCGAGAACCGGAACCGCCTCCGCAGTAATCGGCACGAATCACTTCGACAGCAAGATCACCCAGAAGGTCCAGAGAACGACCGACGCCAACGCTGACATGGAGGCGGCAATCGCCCTCGTCAACGGCAACGAGCACGAAGTCACCGGCGCGGCAGTCGCACCGACCTTCAAGTCCGCCCTGGCGGCCCAGAAGAGCGGCGACAACTACCTCTTCCCGGAACTCGGCTGGGGCAACGCACCGGAGACCGTCCGCGGCCTTTCGTTCGACACCAACTCCACCGTGAGCTTCGGCAACACGTCGTCCGCAGGCGACCTCGTCTTTGTCGGCAACTTCCGCGATTATTTCCGTTATGGCATCGCGAAGGACGTCACGATCGAGCTGATCGAATACGGCAATCCGGACAACGACGCAACCGCCGGCGACCTTAAGGGCCACAATCAGGTCTACCTCCGCGGCGAGATGTACATCGGCTGGGGCATCCTGGCACCGGAAGCCTTCGCGAAGGTCCAGATCGAAGCGATCTCTTGATGACAGGAGGGCGGCGATGGAATACAGGAACAAAGTGACAGGCATCATCCTCGACTTCGCCAGCCCGATCTCCGGAGAAAACTGGGAGCCGGTCAAAACACCGGCCCCGGAACCGGAGACACAGGCAAAGGAGCCGAAGAAAAAGGCGGTGAAAAAGAATGGCAGAGGAAAGGGCTAATTACGCGACAGTCGACGACGTGATCGCGCTTTATCGGCCGCTGACGTCGGATGAGACGACAAAGACCGAGAACCTCCTGCCGGTGATTTCCGACCGCCTGCGTTACGAGGCGGAGAAGGTCGGCATGGACCTCGACGCAAAGATCGAGGCGAACCCGGTCCTCGCAAACGTCGCGCGGTCCGTCACGGTTGACATTGTCGCCAGATGCTTAATGACGCCAACCAGCGCCGGAGATTACGGTCCGATGACCAACATCTCGCAGAGCGCAGGTGGCTATTCGGCCGGCGGGACCTTCCTGAACCCGGGCGGCGGTTTGTTTATCAAAAACAGCGAGCTGCAGGCATTAGGAATCCGCCGGCAGAGATACGGAGGGCTCGGAATTTATGCTGATCCACGGAACCACGATCAGGCTATTCAATAAGATCGACACCGGAGCTGTCGATGCGTTCAACAGGCCGATCTATACAGAGGAGGCGGAGGATGTCGGCAACGTGCTCGTCACACCCATCGGTGGAGACGAACAAACAGACGCAATGGATCTGACAGGCCGGCGCGAGAGATACGAGCTGAGCCTCCCGAAAGGAGACCAGCACGAATGGGTCGATCGCGAGGTCGAGTTCTGGGGAAAACGCTGGAAGACGTATGGCACTCCGATCGAATGGATGGAGGACATGGTTCCGCTGGCATGGAACAAAAAGGTCCGCGTGGAGAGAATCGATGGCGAAGGTTAAGGTCAAGCTGAACAGGAAAGGCGTCGGAGAGCTGCTGAAAAGCCGCGACATGGAGAAAGTACTCCAGGAACTTGCGCAGCAGCATTCCCAGGGCTGGGAGACCGACACAAAGGTAATGGGGACCAGAGTTATCGCCTCGATCTATTCCGAGGACCGGAAGCAGATCAGCGAGGAGCTTGATTCCCACAACATAGTTGGAGGATTATGATGACGATTGAAGAACTTGTAATTGACTATCTGACCCGGCAGAACATCCCCGGAATCGGCCTCGCCGTTTACGCGGAAACACCGGTCGATCCTCCGGAAAACTATGTCTTGATCCAGCGGAGCAACGGAAGCATGGCGAACTATCTCCGGGGCTTTTCGATCTACACGGAAACCGTCAGCCGGAAAGACAAGCTCATGGCGGCGAGACTCCACGAGGCGGTGATCGAGGCAATGCTTCGGATGCCGGACACCGAGAACGTCTTCCGCTGCAGCCTCAATTCGGATTATGACGCGACCAGAGCCGAGAAAAAGGATTACAGATACCAGGCGCTCTGGCTGATTACAACGTAAGAAAGGAGTATTATGAACTCTGCAAATGTTACAGCGGCGAAGCCGAAAGTCGGCGGCGCCATTTTTATCGCACCGGTCGGAACCACGCTCCCGACGGACGCGACGACCGCGCTTGACAATGCGTTCAAGGAACTCGGCTATGCGTCCGAGGATGGCCTGACCAACTCGAACACTCCCGAGAATGAGACCGTGAGAGCGTGGGGCGGCGATGTTGTCCTGACGCTGACGACCAGCCGCGAGGACACCTTCTCGCTGACGCTGATCGAAGCGACGAACCTCGAAGTCCTGAAGCTGGTCTATGGCGACGAAAACGTCACCGGAACGCTGGCAACCGGAATCACGATCAAGTCAAACGCGAAGGAGCTCGAGGAGCACGCCTTCGTGGTGGACATGGTCCTCAAGAACGGAACCGTGAAGCGGATCGTTATTCCGCAGGCGAAGGTCTCGGAGATCGGTGAGATTACCTACCAGGACAGCGACGCGGTCGGTTACGAAACCACGCTGGCCTGTGCAGCGGACGAAGACGGCAATACTCATTATGAGTACATCAAGGCGGCGTAATCTACGCCGCACAACTTCAGGAGGTAAAACATGACGGTAAATACAAAAAGCGGATTCACATGCGAAGTTGACGAAGACGCCTTGAACGACTGGGAGATCGTCGAAAAGCTGGTGGCAGCACAGGGGCGTGATTATTCAGCAATGATCAGCGTGATCAAGGATCTGCTCGGCGCGGAAGGATATGACGCGATGAAGGACTTCGTCCGGACCGACAAGGGCCGCGTTCCGATCGACAAGGTGAGCGAGTTATTCTTCGAGATCCTGAGCGCCGCCGGCGAGCAGAATCTGGCTAAAAAAAAATAATCCAATACACAGCAATCAGAGCGTCCAATGAGGGCGCTCTTTTTTGCGATTATCTGCAATTCTACGGACTGAGAGGATTCGGGCATTTAACCGTCCAGGAAGAAGCGGAGCTTGCCGTCGGGCTTCCACCGGAATCGAGGACCATGCGAGCAATCAGCGGCGTCCGGTTTTCGTTCGATCAGCTTTTACTTGCAGCCGTGCTGGATCAGCTCAGGATCGCGAACTGGTATCACACGAAGGACGCGAAACGGAAGAAAAACTTTCCGGAGAGCATTCTGAATGAACTGCTGCAGAAGCCGGAAGACAAAAAGACGGAAAAGGATGAGATTGAGACATTCGAGAGCGGCGCGGATTTGATGCGACGCCTTAACGAAATAAGAGGAGAAAACAATGCCAGCGAACGGAATTGAGCTCGCGAAAGCCTATGTGCAGATCGTTCCATCTGCTGACGGCATTCAGGGCGAACTGGAAAAGGCCATGGGGTCGGCCGGCGAGAAGGCCGGAGAGACCGGCGGAAAGGGCATCGCTTCCGGCATCGGCAAAGTGGTCGGCGGAATTGGGAAAGCTGCCGCTGCAGGCCTCGCGGCAACAGCGACCGGCATCGCCGGAATAACGACCGCCGCGATGGGGAGCTATGCAGAATTTGAACAGCTTTCCGGCGGCGTAGAAAAACTATACGGAACGGCAGCGGACCAGATCATGCAATATGCCAATCAGGCGTATGCAACCGCCGGAATGAGCGCCAACGAGTACATGGAGACGGCGACCAGCTTCTCCGCGTCTCTGATCGGATCGCTCGGCGGAGATGTGGACAAGGCCGCGCAGATGACCGACGTCGCCATGCGAGCAATGAGCGACAACGTGAACGTTTTCGGCTCGGA